GGATGACCTAAAGGACGTAGGCGGATTCGTAGGGGGCACGTTCGCGAACGACATCCGGAAAGCCGCCTACGTGGAAGGAAGGGACCTGCTGACCCTGGATCTGGACAACATTCCGGCCGGAGGGACTGAGGACGTTCTGAAGCGGGTGTGCGGCCTGGGGTGCGCCGCGGCCGTCTACAGCACGCGGAAGCATGCGGGATACGCGCCCAGGCTCCGCGTCATCGTCCCCCTGGATAGGACGGCCACGGCGGACGAGTACGAGCCGGCGGCAAGGAAGCTGGCAGGCCTGATCGGGATCGAGTTCTGCGACCCGACCACGTTCGACGTGGCGAGGCTGATGTACTGGCCGAGCTGCTGCAGGGACAGCGAGTACGTCTGCGAGGCATACGACCGCCCCTTCTGCAGCCTGGACGGCCTTCTAGGCATGTACGGCGACTGGACGGACATCTCGCAGTGGCCGCAGGTTCCGGGAGCGGAGGCGGTGGAACGCCGGCGCCTGGCCAGGCAGGAGGACCCGACGGCAAAAAGAGGGGTCATAGGGGCGTTCTGCCGGACATACACCATCACCCAGGCTATGGAGAAATTCATCCCGGGGATGTACGAGGAGACGGCCGCGCCGGGGAGGTATACCTACACCGGAGGCTCCACGGTTGGAGGCGCGGTGGTCTACGACGGGGACCTGTTCCTCTATTCGCACCATGCGACGGATCCATGCTCGGGGCTCCTGGTCAACGCATTCGACCTAATACGCCTGCACATGTATGGGGAGCGGGACAGAGAGACGAAGGAGGGAACGCCGGCTAACAAGCTGCCGTCCTTTGTGGCCATGAGCCGCATGGCAAGGGAGGACGCCGCAGTGTCGGAACTGCTGGCGAAAGAGAGATTGGAGCGCGCCCAGCAGGCTTTTGGCGACGATACGCCAGACGAGGATGGGCCTGGCCTGGAATGGATCAAGCGCCTGACCGTGGATGGAAACGGAAAGATCGAGAAGACCATCAATAATGCGGTAATCGTGCTGGAGAACGACCCTCTTCTGAAGGGGAAGATCGTGACGGATGAATTTGCCAGCTGCGGCATAGTATTGGGAAAACTGCCATGGAGTCATGAAGATGAAAAGCGCAGGTGGAAGGACGCGGATGATGCCAGCTTCTACAACTATATGGAACTATTCTATGGGATTACCGGGCGGGAGAAACTGGACAACGCGCTGCTGATTGTCAGCAGCCAGAACCGGATCAATGACGTAAAGGAGTACTTGAAAAGCCTGAAATGGGACGGCACACGGCGGGTAGACATGCTACTGCCGGACTATCTGGGAGCAGAGGACAGCCCGTATACAAGGGCGGTCATGCGTAAATCTCTTTGCGCCGCCGTGGCAAGAGCGGTCACGGGAGGAGTCAAGTATGACTATATGCCGATCTTCTCAGGACCGCAGGGGATTGGGAAGAGCACGCTGCTGGCGATACTTGGCGGGGCGTGGTTCTCCGATTCATTAACGACATTTGAGGGAAAAGAAGCCGCTGAACTGATTCAAGGGACGTGGATAAATGAGATTGGGGAACTGTCGGCATTTACAAAGCAGGAGACGCAGGTCATCAAGCAATTCCTATCGAAAACCCACGATATCTATCGCGCGGCATACGGACGCAGGACAGAAAAATATCCCCGGCGCTGCGTGTTCTTCGGGACGAGCAACGACAGCGATTTTCTAAAAGACTCGACAGGAAACCGCCGGTTCTGGCCGGTAGACGTTGGCATACACCCGGCAAAAAAGTCAGTTTGGGAGGAACTGCCGAAAGAGGTGGATCAGGTATGGGCGGAGGCATACATGTACTGGCAGCTTGGCGAAAGACTGTTTCTGCCTAAGGAGATCGAGCGCATGGCGGAAGAAATGCAGGAAGGGCACCGGGAAGCATCCGGGAAAGAAGGCATGATTCGGGATTTTCTCGAAAGGAAAATACCATCGGACTGGAATAACTACGACCTGCAGCAGCGACGCCAGTTTTGGAATGGAAATCTGAAACTTCCGGATCACACGGAACTTGTTAAACGGGATAAGGTATGCGCGATGGAAGTATGGGCGGAGTGCTTCAGCGGGGATCCCAGGTACTTGAAACGGACAGACAGCATGGAAATTAA